TATTAGAATCAGTCAAATAAATTCCGCCTTTAGTTTTTTCTATAACTCCTCTAGGTCTAATTAAAATTCTATAACCAACTGGTGCTGGTACTTTTTCTGGAGTAGGCACATCATTATCTGTTGCCCATTGTTCATTACTAATCATCTTCTTCTATTATTCCTTTCTGGTATTTTTCTGTTGTTTCATTAATAATTTCTAATGCTTTATTTAAACCTTGTGACATACCATAAACACGTTTAAATTCTTCTATGTTATCTACACCTTTAGACAACAAATTTTTACCTAATTCTGAATTATAATTTTTTATGTTCTGTCTTATCGCTTGTAGTAGTCGTTCCATCTACACCTTTCATAAAGAAATCTAAAGTTTCTTCAAAGTTTTTTTTAAGTCCATCTGCAGCAATTGCAAATAATTTTGGTTTAACATATTTAATAGAAATTTTATGATTTTCTAAAAACTTTTTTGCTTGTCTTACTTTTTCGTTTGGTATAGCCATTACTTATCACGTCTTGCAACTTTAGAAGCTGTCTCAACTATTTTAGCTTTAGTCTCAGCATCTTTTCTTGCATTAACTCTTTCCTTATCTTTTACTCCTTCAGCAAATCTAGCTTTTCTAATATTTAATTCTTCAGCTTTTAATTGTAGATTAGCTTGCTTCTCTTGCATTTCCATTGCCATTTTTTGTTGTTCTGGTGATGGCGGCATACTACCCATTAAACTTTGAGCAGCTTGTGCTGCAGCTGCAGCAATTCTATTTTCTTGTTCGATAGGTATTTCTTTAGTTTCTTCTTCTCTAAATTCTTCATTAAATTGACCAGTAGAAGTAGGTACACCTTCTGGTACTTGAGCTTGCATTTGTTGTTGATATAAAAATGCCATATGTTGACCTATATGAGCCATCATTTGCCCATATAAAACTTGTTTAGCTTGTTCATTACCACCAAATCTTGGATCATTAATAAATTGTTGGTGTACAGCCATATGTGCAGCATGATCTTGATCTTCAAATACTTTAATTGGTTTACCATTTAATAAAGCCATATTTTCTGATACAGGATCTCGTCTAGGTGTATCTTCATCTTCAATCATTAAATCTTGATATTCAGGAATATTCAAAGCTTGTAAAAATCTTCTGTAAGCTTCTTTAGTATCTATAATACTAGGTGCTTGTTGTGCTAATTGTAATCCAGTTTGAGCTAAAGCTATTCTTTGAGCTTGTGAAAAAATATTAGGATCACTTACTGGAACAACATTAATAGCTGAATCAAAATCTTTTCTTCTAACTGTTTTACGTTCTCCAATAACTTCATATGGATATTCATCATCTAAATATTCTCCATTTAATTGATATATTAATTGGAATTCTCTACCTTGTGCTTGATGTAATCTTTTATGAATTGCTGAAAACACTTTACTACCTTGTTCAATGATTGCAATAGTTGTACCAACAGGACCTGATCCAGCTGAATCACCTACCATCGCATCAGCAATTGATGCAAATCTTCTCCCTGATTCTGTTAAAACACCTAACAATTGTAAAAGAGTGGGTGAAGGTTCTTTAAAGGGAAGAGGTATAAATGACTTACGAAGATCATCTCCATAAGCTTCGACTTCTACCCACTCTCCAGGGGAAACTGTTATATCACCGCCTTCTATTCTTGCACCTTTAGCTCTAAAACCTCCATTTAAATTTGCAAATGCTGCTGAATCTAATAAAGCTCTAAGTGCTCCAGTTGAAGCGTGTTGTAAACCACCAATAGATTGTATTAAACCAAATCCATAAAATCCAAGGCCTGGTAAATATTTATAATGAATAAAATAAGTTCTTTTTCTTTTTAAAGTATCATCTTCTTTCCAATTTCTTCTAATAGATAATACTTGTGTTGAATCATAATCAATAGTTACAATATAAGGTAAAGCTAATCCATCTTCATCTTCACCAATATCTAAATCAGCATGTACTTCTAGTAGTGTATGTGTTTTATCTGCAGATGAAGGTGTCATACCTTCTAATCTTTGCATAGTTTGTTCTACAGTACCTTGATCTTTTCCATCATCTTCATTTTTACTTAAAGCTATGTCTTTATAAAATCCTGATATTTGATGTTTTTTAATTTCATTACGAGACATTTTCATTACTTGTGTATATCTCTCTGCTGTTTCTAAATCGGTATTTTGATATGAAATTACAAAATCTTCTGCTGGTACAAATTTACTACAAATTCTATCTAATGTATTATCAAAATATATTTTTTTAAATGCTGATCCTGCCAATGCTAAATAAAATAACATTTGATCAAGTTCATTAAAGTAATCTTTTATTTGACTTGTAACTTGATAATTCATGAAATCTTGAACACGCTGAGCTTGTTCTATTTTTTTATCAGAAGTTCTACCCATAATTTGAGTTTTAACAGGACCACCTGATGGAAACATTTCTGCTACAGCTCTAGCTTGAAATTGAGTTGCTGCCTCTGCCATTAATGGATGATGAACACCTGAAGCTCCCGGGAAAGGATCATTTCTATCTTCAACAACTACGCCTAACATTTTTAATCCTTTAGAGTATTGATCTTCCCACTCTTTTCTTGAAGACTTATCATCTTCATAAGCTTTAATTAAATCTTTACCAATACCTCTTACTTCTAATTCATCTAATTCTTCTGCTAAATTAGAATAATGATTTGATTCAAAAGCTTCTTCTTCTTTTTCTGTTTCTTCTTGATCTACATCAACTCTAACTTTTTCACCATCTTCGTTAGTGTATTCAAGTTTCTTTTTTTCTAGTTCTACTTCTAGTGCCATTAAGATTTTCTTTTTTTAGTTTTTTTCTTTTTCTTCTTAGGGAAACCAGCTTTCATATTAGCATAAGCTTCTTTTGAAATTGTTGATTTTGATTTAGGTCTTGATATACCTTTTCTTTTTCTTTTATTGATATTTGCATATAATCCGGGTTTACTCATAATATTACTAAATGCTCCTCTGTTAATCACTGTTTAATTATTTTAATTAATATAATGTTCATTTCATTCTATACCTCCTGGTGCATACCATATCTATCCTAATAGATATATAAAACAAAAATATTGATTTTTAAAGTGTTTATTTGGGTTGGATTATTTTTTGGATACTCTCTGATCCGTCTATATTTTTAACGATTTCAGCTTCTACTTCACCACACATAAACTTTTTATTGTTCATTTCCATATTTCTAGTGGCTTCACGTTTCATCTTCAGGCAAGTTGATAAGCTCTCCTGTATTCGATGTTCCACAAGTTCCCCATTTATAAATAGGCATAGTGCAAATACCAGTTTTATCATTTTGTCTCCATTCGCATTCAGCGTATTCGTTGTTATAATCGTATTCCTGTAAAGAACCTTCGTTAATGAGAGTTACCATTTAACTTTCCTAAGTTAGCTCTTACGGAATCTTTTAATTTTTCTACATCAATTTGTAATCGTTCTACATCATGTTGTAAACGTTCAATATTGACTTTATTTGTCATATTTTGTTCTTGATTTTTTTCTAGTTTTTCAACTTGTTGTGCTATGTGTTCTAACAACATAAACTGTTCTTGGTCAATTGGTTTTTGTGCTGATGCTTCTAATAAATCTTGTTCGAATAATTTATTAGCTGTTTCTAATTGATTTAATCTTTCTATTACACCAAAAGCAAACCATGCTCCTATTACAACCGCACTTATAAGCCCTATCAGATTCCTTAATGGAAGTCCGATTTGTGTATTTTCACTTACCTTCATAATAATTTTTCAAGTAACAATAATGCTGCAGTCCCCACTCCAGCTAATAATACCCAATAGATTTTGTCTATCTTGCCGCCCAAACCTTCAATATCATCATGCATATGTTTAAGATGATTATTTTTAATTAAATTAATATCTTTTTTTAAGCCTGTGACGTGTCCATAAAGAGCTACCAGATGTTCACCTGTAGTTTTAGGACTTTTAGCCATTATATTCCTTGTAACCTTGGATCTTTAGATGTAATATTTTTTGTAGCTTTAGGTCTAGCTATAGAGTCCATACTTCTTTTACGAAGTTGTACTTTAGCAGATTCCTGCTTTCGTCTTTCATCTATTTGTTTTTTTAAATCTCTGATTAAATTCATAGTTTACAAAGTATAACAAAATTAATTTTTAAGGCTAGAAAATAATGATTAACATTTCCATCTTCTACGAGCTTGTCGTATTCTAGAATTAGGATTATTTCTTGTCTTTGCAGAGCTTCTTTTTAATTGTCCTAATGATCTTGCACAATAAGATTTTCTTCTTTTAGCTGCTTTACTACCAGGTTTTACTTTACCAGTTACAGCCATAGATAATTTAGAACCAGGATTAGCTCGTCTATAAGCTCTTATTCCTGCTCTAGTCATACCCGCACCTTTTTTAGTAGGTCGATAATATTTTTTTCTTCTAGGAATATCTCCAGTTCTTTTTCTAGGTTTAATTCTTGTTCTTGCCATAATTAAAAACTACCCATACTATCTGAACCACCTGGTCCACTTGATCCTGGTGAACCACCACCCATATCAGCTCCACCACCATAACCCGACATACCAGATCCTCTACTTCCTATACTATCTTTAGATTGAGTGCTACGACCATCATACTGACCGCCACGTCTAGCATCTTGAGGAGTAGGTGTAACTGAACCAAATTCACCTTTATCAATTCTTCCTTGTAAATCTTTTACGCTTTCTCTATTGATTGCAGCTTCTTGTTTTTTCTGAGCTTGATTATTTAAAGCAGCACCTGCAACAAATGGAATTGCAAAAGGAGCAATTGCTCCTACAACTCCATAAGTTCCAAAACCAGATATAGCTGAACCAATTCTAGCTACGTTTTGAACACTTGAAGGAATACCTAAATTATTTTCTACAAAAGAATTATAAGCTCCTATATTTTCACTTATAATATTCCCTGCACTTTTTTTAGCTGATGGAGTTTCTTTTTCAAAATCAAATTTAAAGAAACCACTTTTCTCTCTTTCTTTTTCAATATCTTCTATATCATTATATTTTTGATCAAAAGTTTTTGGAGTTTGATAATCTCTTATTTGTCCATCACCACCTTCAAAAATAGGGCATGCTCCATTAACTGACATTCTACCATTTGGACAAATAAATTCTTGCATTAAGTTCTACCTTGTCTATTATATTTTTTATAACTTCGTTTTTCATTTTTATTCAAAGTCTTTTTATGTCTTCGAGGTCTTTTCTTTGGTTTAGGTCTAGGTACGAAGTGGGTAAACTTTTGTTTAGCCATTTACTTTTTTTTCTTCTTCTTTTTCTTCTTACCTTTTTTAATTACACCTTTTGCAATTAAAATATCTTTTTTAGTAACTTTACCATCGCCTGACATATCTGGAAATTTTTTTCTTTTTTTCATATTAGTCTTTTTTCTTTCCTGGTCCAATGTTAATTGGAATTACTTTAGCTTTTCTTTTATTAATTATATCTGATGCGGAAGTATAATCTTTAGCTTTACCTTTGTATAAAAGTCCACCTTTGTAATTATCAGAAAGTTTATCTGATGGTTTTTCTGCCATCATTTCTCTTTCTTTTGATTTACCTTCTTCATAGCCGTCATCATCAATCATTTTAGATGTAGAAGTATCTTCGAAATCAACATCCATAATATCTTTTACAACATCTTTTGTTTTTTTAGCCATTATATTATCCTTTAAGTTTTTTTATTGCAGCTTGATTATCCTTAGCATATGTATTTGTACCAGCTTCTTTATCAGTAGATTTATCTGCCTTTTTATCAAAAATATTTTTAATTTTATCTATAATTAAATCTTGATGTTGTTTTGGTCCATCAGTCATATCTTTTTCTTTTTTAGTCATTAGTCTATCTCCACTTCTATTTTAAGTGATTTCATCATTTGCATATGATCAGCTTTTCTTTGATCATCTATTTTTACAACTTCATCTCCAGGATTTTGCATTGCTTTTTTTAACATAGCAGCATCTTCTACAGCACTTGGAAACTTGTCGTA